AATGTCACTTAGCAGAGGCTTCCACCCATACTGTAACTCGAGCCAGTTACTGGCAAGAGATTTAGTACGGGAAAGCTTGCCTGGGTTGACACCAGAGGTCCTTCGTCCCGCAGTCAGCGCGTTAACTGCACCGGTAAAGTTAAACCGTTTCAGCTGACGTAGGCTATTTACAATCTTGGTAGCATTTCCTGCCACCAGAGATGTAACCTGGTTGTACTGAGCGAGGTTCTGGGCGAGATTTGCTTGTATTCCCGCCTGAGCCGCGTCAATCAACCGCCGAACTGCGTTTTGTTCCGCCAAAGGCAAATGAATCGCAATTGGCGAAAGGGGTGGCGTATACGTCTCGGTGTATGGATAGATGTTAAGCTCCCAGTTCCCAGATGCAGCCTGCACCTGGTACTTTGAGTAGCGATCTTCCAATACCTCAACAATCTTCACAGCACGCGGATTAACCGGTAGCTGAGAAGGTTTTAGCTTTCCGAAGTTCGCCGTCCGACTGCCCGACCAGGTGCGTTGATAAGACAGCACCGGGACGACAGACTGGGAGAATCCATTCCGGACTCCCCCAATACCCGATTCAAACGTCCGTAAAAACTGACGGTTGACGGTTTCGGGCGACGGCCTCAGATTGCTAGGTTGAGGAACCGCGACGCGACGTCTGTAAGGTGACTTAGCAAACCTTACAGCCCGGGCCTTAGCTTTTCGCAATAGACCCGAGGACAAAGTTGTGGATCCGTTCAGGCTTATAACCACCTGGCCAGTATTACCGACCGGGAAGTATTTCACACTGAACTTAACCACCACTCGATAAGGGAAGCCTTTTAAGAACCGAGTATACGTCATGTAGCCGCGAACTCGCTCGCCTTTTCGGCGGTAGGCTCGCTTCTCACTAACGTGGTTTTTGAGGGATGATATCCTCATGGCCCCGCTGGTGTGAGCGAGTTTTCCACCTATATAGACGGAAAGCTCAACGGCGTCGTAACGCGCTCGGTTCTGCTCCCTACTCATCTGGCCCAACGCAAAGGCCTTGTCCGTTGGACTGCTGTTAAGGAAAGGACTTAACTCCGCCAAGGGATAATCTCCCAGACGGAGAGACCAACCTCAACAACGTTGAGGCTCACGAACATCGCCACCGCCGCCAGGAGCATCCCATAGGCAAGCGCTAAGACGAAGGAAAGTGAGTTTTGCTCACTGCCGAAATCGAAACGCCTGTCCATAGGTACTCCTTTAGGTAGGTGACTACGACGTGAGGATCTCGAGCTAAGCTCGAGGTCTGAGCAACCCCTGATGACCCTAGCTATGCACCCAGCAAGCGCAAAGAGCGCCATTTACAATGGTATACTCTAAGCGCTGGCAGGTTAGCACAGTGTCGGAAATGGAATCAACTTTCTCCTTCAACTCTGAGGCAGTCCGACGACCAAGACGGTCGACGAGCTGGTCCCATGAGGCATTAATCTTTTCGAGCATAGCCGTTCGGCTAAACGCGAATCGATTCCAACGAAACCTGCGAGGTCCGACGTATCCGTCCACCCATGAGGGTAAACTCTCATCGATGCGGACGACGAACCCAACGGTGTTATTGGCGGTGATACAAG